TCTTTCTGGTTCCAGGCATAGCTGGTCGGACCTTTCTGCCCTGCCGGGATCGGGACAAGATACCAGCCGAGGTCGGTGTATTGCTTGATGCTCTCAATGATGGTCATTTATGCACGGCACTCCATGAAGGATTGAATTATTTCTGCCGCGACTTGCGGGACAATCGCGTTGCCATAGGCGCGCAAGCGTCCCACGCGGGCGGAAGCCCCATGAGCCAGCGGGAATGTGCCGGATTCAACTGGCCGCCACTTTCCATCCCGGCAGTGGAGCCAGTCAGCATCTCCCCAGTGGCCGTTAGTCGGGCTGGGCCTGCCATAGCTGCAAAATCCTGTAGGTTCGACTGACGGCCGGCCTCCTTCCGAGCTATTACCTTGTCCGGGTCTTGATAAGCATTCTTCACGTTGCTCGCGTTCGGCGTCGGCCAGCCCGCCAGATTGGCCTGTCTCGGCAACTGGTCGAACCGCTCCGAGCCGTCCTCCCTCGGCTTGATGTCCGCGCCGCTGTCCTTCCAGTCCCTGGTGGTAGTGGTGACCCAGCCAGTCAATGCCGCTTCGGTGTTCAGCCCTCCGCTGCGCGTCCCATCCAGTTTCCTGACTCCGTTCATGTCGCTCGTCGTTGGCGTCAGCCAACCTTTCTCCGACAAACCAGAGGCGCTGGCGGATGTGCGGGGCACCGATGCCCGCAGCGCACAGATCCGCCACCCCAACGGCGTATCCCGATACTTCCAGGTCAGTGCGTACAGTGTCGAGCCAGCCGAGGCCGTCCTTGCTCGCAACCTGCTCTCCAAAGACGACTGGAGGACGGCACTCGCTGATGAGCCGGTGGAACTCGGGCCAGAGGTGGCGCTCATCGGCAAATCCGGCTCCTTTTCCGGCGGCGCTGAAGGGCTGACAAGGGCAGGAGCCAGTCCAGACGGGCCAGTCGTCGGGCCATCCTGCGAGACGGAGGGCGTAGGACCAGACGCCGACCCCGGCGAAGAAGTGGCATTGCGTGAATTTGCCAAGATCGTCGGCTCGAACATCGACAATTGAACGTCCGTCAACTTCTCCATCTGCAATCAATCCTTGCTTGATAAGGTTTCGCAGCCATTCGACTGCATAAGGCTCATGTTCGTTATAATAGGCGGTCACAACGCACGGCCTTCAAAAAAATCCGTGAGCAGCTTGATCGTCTCATATCGAGCGCCGGGAGCACCATCCCGAATGGCTTTCACGGTATTGTAGGAGAGGCCGGTGGCCTTGACGATTTCGGGTATATCAGCCCCGGCAAGTCGGGCACGAATCTCTTCGATGGATAACATGGTCATTCTCCTGCTTGGTGATTGCAATTTTTTCTATTGCACGCATTTCAGAAATATGCAATAAGCCCTCCCGTTGAGAGAAAAGGAGTTGCCATGAGCAGCAATGTAACGGGCCTATGCGGGGCCTGGCTTGAAGCCAAAAGCCGCGAGGATAAAGCCAAAGCGGCCCGCATCAAGATCGAAGACGAAATCTCCCAGGCACTGGACGCAAAGGACGAAGGCGCGATCACGCACAAGGTTGAGCCGTACAAGGTGACACTCACCCAGCCGATCTATCGCAAGATCGATCTGGCAATTTGGGAGACCGTCAAGCACAACATGCCCGCCGAGGCTTGGCCGATTAAGACCAAGATCGAAGTGGACGATGCCGGATGCAAGTGGCTGGCAAAAGAACGGCCAGACCTCTGGTCCATCGCTGCCAAGGCAATCACGGCAACGCCGGGGAAGATCGGCGTCAAGGTGGTGGCGGAATGATCCCGGCATTGGACTTGTACTCTGTTGCTGATGCGTTGCAAAACGCACGCGACCGCATCATGCAAGCTAGGGGCAGCATCAATCGCAACCGTGAGATCGATCTTGCGATTGAGAATATACGGGACGCGATGAAACTACTCGGAATGAAGGAGGTGGAATATGGAAACAATCATTGAAATCATCACGCCTGACAAAGCGGAAGAGTATCTGTCTTTCAACTCTGGCAATAGAGCACTGCGGAAATCACATATTGTGAAGCTTGCTTCTGAAATGAAGCAAGGCAACTGGCAATGTACTCACCAAGGAATTGCATTCAACGATAAAGGCTTTTTGATAGACGGCCAGCACAGGCTTCACGCTGTGAAGATGTCAGGTGTCTGCGTCAAGATGCAAGTCACCAGGGGTGTCAATACACCAGATCATCTGTCTCTCAAGATTGATTTGTCGGCACGGAGGTCTACTGGTGATTTGCTCAAGATGCCGACTAAAGTTGCCAGTGTTGTAACTGTGCTGGCTCGAATGATGAATGGCTGGGGGAGTGTTCCGATTTCATACGTCGAAGAATGTTCCAAAGTGTTTCGAAGCGATGCTGAAAGCATTTGCGCGATTTCATCGTCGCACATGGCTTTGATTGATAGTGCTCCGGTAAAAGCGGCGGCAGTCGCCATGTCAACACTCAGCAAGTCTTATTATGCTAATGCAGTCATGGCGAGATTGAATGGTCAAATGTACGATCAGATGACTCCTATTGAGCATGCATATTGCAAGATTTGCGCAATGCGAACCTATGACAAAAGTGATCCATATAACACATTCGCAAAGGCCTTGTCGGTTTTTGATGAACGCAATGCTGCTGCTACTAAAGTGTATTTGTCAGAATTTCGTTACGCAGAAGCAAAAGATGCAGTGATAGCTAGAATGAAGGAGCATCAGAATAATGGCAATTGATCTGAAATCATTGTCCAAGCCGGTGGGGCAACGCCCAATCATCGCAACGGTGTTCGGTGAGGGCGGCATGGGCAAGAGCACGTTGGCTGCAATGTTCCCGAAGCCGGTGTTCATCCGCACGGAGGACGGCACCGCTTCGCTTGCTGGCAATGACGAGGTGATGCTTTTCCCGCTGGTCTCATCGAGCCAGGAAGTGCTGGATCAGATCGAGGCACTGGCAACGCAGGAGCATGACTTCAAGACGGTCGTGATTGATAGCATCACGCAGCTTGCCACGCTCATCGAGCATGAGATTGTTGCAGCCGATCCAAAGGCCAAGAGCATCAACCAAGCCGGTGGCGGTTACGGCGCTGGCTATAACACCGCAGCCGAAAAGCACCGGCAGGTGCGGGAATGGGCTGGCGCACTGGCCTACGAACGCGGCATGAACGTGGTCTTCATTGGCCACGCTGACACCGAGACGCTCGATCTGCCAGACTTTGATCCATTCGCTAGATACACGGTGCGGATGCACAAGAAGTCACTGCCACACTACACCGACAACGTAGACTTGGTGGGCTTGATCCGGCTCAAGACCTATGTTCGAGGTGATGGCGACAAGAAGCGGGCGATCAGCACAGGCGACCGGGAAATCATCTGCTTCCCGCAAGCCTCGAGCGTGACGAAGAACCGTTTCAACATTACCCAGCCGCTGCCGTTTACCTTTGAGAGCGGCAACCCTTTCGAAGCCTTTGTAGCAAAGTAGGAGAAGAGAATGAGACTGAATGGATTTGATGCGAATGTCGTGGAGCCGAGTGCGCCGCGCGAAACGATCCCGGCTGGCAAGTACAAGGCCGTGATCACCAAGAGCGAGGAGCGCCCCACCAAGGCACAGACCGGCTCGATGCTTGTGCTTACCTGCCAGATCATCGAGGGGCCGCATCAAGGCGTGAGCCTGATGGACCGGCTCAACCTCAACAACCCGAACAAGACGGCGGAAGAGATTGCCCAGAGGACGCTTTCGGCCATCTGCCGGTCGGTTGGTGTGATGATGCCGAACGAGAGTTCTGACCTCCACGACAAGCCGATGATGATCACGGTGAAGGTCAAGCCCGCAGAGGGTCAGTATCAGGCATCGAACGAGATTGCCGGATACGAGCCGTGCGAAGGCGGCGCACCGGCTGCGGCACCTGCGGCGGCTGCAACGCCACCCTGGAAGAAGAAGTAAGGCGAAGCATATTAAAGAGCGGGGCGGCTCTCACGGGTCGCCCCAACTATCAAGGGAGGATTACATGACCACCGACACCTATGCAATCGAACGCCTCATGAAGCAGCAGCTAGACGGCAATTTCTGGAGCTTCGATGTCGAAGGCCGGATCGTCTGGAATGATGTGGCGGTTGACTTCATCCCGCAGTTCAAACGCTACACATGGACGGATGGCGAGGAAGATCGGCCCAAGACGCAAATGGTTCGCCGCGATTGGTCGATGGATGACTTCCGGCGGATCGAGAAGCTGCGGATCAAGAGGCGATTCTGGAATCAAATTGCCAAGAACTTCGGCGCAAGCGACACCGCCACGAGCGACTTCTACAAGCGTGTCATTGCCCAGCAAAACGAGAACATGACGAAAGAAGTCACAATCAGGCGGATGAAGATCATCAAGTGGATGCACGACGAAGGAATCAATGCAAAAGCAATTAGCATGTTTATGCACTATGATCGAAGGATGATCGAGAGCGTTACAGGGAGGGAAGACGAATGAAACTAGACATGACATCGCCAATCATAAAGGCTATCTATCAGCGATACGAAGACAACCGCCGCAACGCACACAGGCCGCATCTTGGCGGGTCGCAGATCGGGAACATCTGCTCTCGTGCGCTTTGGTATCAATTCCGGTGGACCTATACCGAGAAGCATGAAGGTCGCATCTTGCGCCTCTTCGAGACTGGCGAACGCGAGGAAGGACGGGTGATCCAGAATTTGCGCGCCGCCGGTTGCACCGTCTGGGATCGTGATCCGGCAACAGGCCAGCAGTTCCGATATACGGCGGTGGGTGGGCATTTCGCCTTGAGCCTGGACGGAGTGGTCGAGGGCTTGCCGGAAAGTTCCAAGGTCCACACGCTCGAAGTGAAGACCATGAGCGAGAAGTATTTCAAGGTGCTGTGCAATCTCGGC